AGAATAACAGCCCCCAAGGATATAATTTACAACCGTCCACATCCTGCTTACTCCTCTCTTCTCAAATATTCCTCTCCGCCTTTAAGATATTTCCTTCCTTCTTCTGTACGACACCAGTTTAGATATTCTTTTTTCATATCATCGGTTAGCAGTTCAATATGCCCGAACATCAAAAGAGAATAAATTTCCCGATGATACTTAAAACACCATGTTTTGAAACTGAGCGTCATTGTTACCATCTGCTCACTCCTCTCTGCGCTCACCTCGACTGCAAAAATCCATCTCTTCTGGTTGCCCGCCGTCAATATCCCAATAGCAACCTACTATTACATTACCGTTATTCCAGTATTCACACTCTCTGCATCTGACCACCGGAACAAGGTCTTTACTGTCGATAATCTCCGGTTTTTTGTACGGCTTTTTAAGCCCATTTTCAATTAATTCATCATCCGACATAAAAGGTATGTCTGTAGGGAAATAACTCATGTTTCATCCTCCGTATGGTGTACTTTCCTGCGGTCATCAATAGTCTCCATGATAGCGTTGTAGCAATCTGGGCACATGTCAGTAGGTGCAAGAAGCGGCTTTTCTTCTCTTATTGCTTTTGTGTCATAGCGATTATAACAATTTATAAATATACCAATGTATTTACTGTTGTAATCAAAATATGTTCCGCAAATATCACATTTCAATGCTCGGCTCATGTTTCTTTCTCCGTGTGCTCCATCTTTAGAAAGTTTCTCACAGTATGGAATCTTGTCATATCGAGAAAAGGGTCTTTGCCGTCATCATCCACACTGTAGTCACGAAACATTTGCTTGCAAAGCCAGCCCGCAAAAGTATCATCATCCATTTGGTTTAAATATTCACGGTTTGTCATACTTCATCCTCCGCTCTTTTGTTTAACCATTTAATCAACCCATCACCAGCAGGCGCTACATTATCACCATAATCACACATCTCTTCTGCTGGACAAGCGGAACAATCAAAGTAAAAATGATTTGCACATAGCTCTGCGGCGAGTTGTTCATTAGTCATTTGAGTGAGTCTTTCACGATTTGTCATGCTTCATCCTCCGTTTTATAAGGTTCGGGAAGAGGCTTCCATGCCCCAACAATCGCAGGTTTATGTTTCGTTGACCATCGGAATTGACACCAGTTTCCATCATCTTTCAGGCATCCTTCTGCCGTATATATTCCTGCAACAGTAATCATCACACTTTGCCCTACTTCTGGCAATCTTTCCGTCACTGGAATCCATCTGTCCTACTCTTGCTTTTCCAATGCGGAGATAGCCATACGGAACATTTCTTTTGTCTCTGATTCCGGCATCACGTATATGCGGTTTTTAAACCATTCAATTGCTTCTCTGTTCTCCATCCTGTCCCTTCTCTCTTTTGTTCAATCGTTTTCATATAATTTTCTCTTACCAAGAGATTAGTGTCATACAGCCATCATTAGACAAAATAGTTGGCTGTACTTTTACTGAATAACCTTGTCTTTGCAGATTTTTCTTTGTTTCTTTAGACACACGCTCATAAATAGTAACATTTGTTTTACCTGCGTTGACAGCCTTTTTAACTTCATTCTGCATCATTTTAAACTCATTTTCTGTATTCTTCATTTTTATTGCTATAATCTCCTTTATTAAAATTTTTATTTAATTAATTAAGAATACTGTTGGTTGTCATTTTTACTTTCTTCAAAATATTTATTCCACCATTTAACAGCTTTCTTTAAACTATTAAAACGATGCTCTTCTGTATCCTTATATTCATCTTCAAGACATTCACCGATATTAATTTGATACCATGCGGAATCCTTTATCGGTTCAAAGCACGCACTCAAAACAATTTCTTTAGAAATGCCATTTTCTTTAAACTGTTTAAAATGTAACGTTTCCTCTAAAATTCCAATATCTTTAAAATCTTCTACTTTAATCATTATTTTTTCCTTGTATTTTTAAAGCAATCTCTTTAATAGCTTCTTTGTATAAATTATCGAAGCGGACCACCTGTTCAGCAGTGATGTTACCTATCACATTACCAAAGACTACTACAACAGATTTATTACCATTTGCGGAAATATCTCCAGTATTATTTCCATAAACAACAACGTTATCACCAGAAATGTTACCGATATGATTGCCGCATACTGTTTTCATTTCTTCCTCTTGCTTTTCCTCAGAAATAGGTCGCCAGGAATAAGTATGAGAACAAGGATAGCTCATCATATTACTAATACGACATTGATAAAATTTATCTTGGTATTGTACACAATCACCCTCTTTATATAATTTATAATAATCATAAGGAGTAATTTTATGTCCACGGTAAAAAAGCATTTTTTATTTTTCCTTCCTTTTGCCTTTCATCTTATAAATATATTATAACAAAAAAATTTCAAAAAAACAAGTTAATTTGCTATTTAAGCTACTTTGACTTGTATAAAAATTTTTGGTATACTTGAAATATAAGGGCAAGAAAGGAGAATCATAAAAATGGAAAATTCAAAAGAATTGAAACTAGATTATACTATATAGTCTCCACAAGAGCGAACTGCCCTAGTTCAAAAAATAATATAGTCTTTACCTCCTGAAAAAATAAATAATAGATATTTAGAAATAATGGCGAATTATATTATATTTGCTATGACCAAAGAAGAAAAAAAAGAAAAAAAGATAATTACAGAAAATAGAATGGTTACAGTAAATAGACGATAGACGTCTTTTGAAGGTTTAATTAGTAAATTTGAAAATGGAGAAGATGGTATTTATAATTTAATCACTAACGATAAAAATATTATCTTCACGCCAAAAGTATCTATTACAAAAGAAGATATTTAGACTATTCCAGGAATGAAACAATTACATACAGCAATTGAAGAAGTTGAAAAGAAATAGAAAAAAGCAAAAGGAAGAAAACGTTTTATTTTAAAAAAACAATTAATTCAATTACGTCAAGATCAATATGTTCTAAAAAATTCTTATAAACAGCCTATAAATTGTTTAAACGGTGTTAAAAATTTTTATTCTTTAAATTTTGATGATAATGTCATTGTCTTAGAAGATGGAACGATAAAAGATAAAAGCCTTATCTCTTTTATGAATCCGAAACACATTTCCGCTCTTTTATGTAATTATTCTCGTTTAAAAGAAAGCTGTTATGGTAAATTTTATACAGATGGTTACTTTCTTATGTAGTCTCTTGATAATATTGTTGATTAGACTTTTTAGAAAGATTATCCTTTATACTATAGCCTTTTGATATATAAAATAGATGGTAAATCAAATTTATAGATACAAAAATTATTACAATAGGAACATAATGTCCATTATTCTATTGAATATATATCTTCTCTTTGGCGGAATAAAATACCTAAAATGATTGCGGAAACCGCAAAGAAAAATTTCTTAACCTGGTATTATACAGAACACGAAAAGGGTAAATGGAAAAAATGCTCTAAGTGTGGAGAAATTAAACTAGCACATAATATTTATTTTTCTAAAAACAATTCAAGTAAGGATGGTTTTTACTCTATTTGTAAAGATTGTCGTAATAAAAAGAAAAATAAAATTGTGAAAATAGTGAAAAGAATACCGTATAAAGGAGATTAATATGGCAAAAATAACATGTTAGAAATGCGGTCGTACTATGTAGGAAGTTAAATTCTTTTCTTATCGAACAGGTGAAAAGTTTTAGATATGTAAAGAATGTATAACTTTACACGTTGATAATTTTGACGAAGATACTTATTTATGGATAGTAAAAAAGGCGGATGCTCCTTGGGTTCCTCTTCAATGGAATAAAATTAGAGATAGAGAGTATGCAAAGCATGGGGGGAAATTAAAGGGCACTTCTGTTATTGGTAAATATTTATCTTGGACAAAATTAAAACAAAATAAAGAATATACATGGGATACAAGTTAGGAATTATGTAAAAAAGTTTCTCAAAAGGAAAATGTAGATAAAGAAGCGTAGGAAGTCCGCCAGGAACAGTTAAAGAATCAACTTGAAAATGGTGAAATTAGTTAGGCACAATATAGAACATTAGTAAGTTCTGAATTTCAAAAGCAAAATGAATATATAATGGTGCCTAAAGTGCCTTAGCAAGATGCTATTGGGAAAGATAATGCTTTTAATGAAAATGACTTCTTTCCATAGGAAGAATTACCTGATTTGGCGGCCGACCTTACGTTAGAAGATAAGAAATATCTTGTTATGAAATGGGGTCGTACATATAAAATGAATCAATTGATTGAGTTAGAGAAAAAATATACTTAGATGACGAATTCATTTGATATACAAGATGCCGATAGTAAAAATTCTTTAATTCTTATTTGTAAAACTTATTTAAAAATGAATTAGTCTTTAGATTGCGGAGACGTAGAAGGATACGGTAAATACAGTAGAGCATATGATATGTTGAGGAAGTCCGCAAAGTTTACTGCCGCACAGAATAAAGAAGAAAAGGGCAATGTGGTCGATTCAGTTGGTGAGTTAGTTGCCTTTTGTTAGAAACATGAGGGAAGAATACCTAGATTTTAGATTAAACAACCTGATGCTATTGATAAAATTATTGATGACTTAAAAGCATATAATAGAAGCCTTATTTATGAAGATGCTGCTCTTGCAAGACAGGTTTAGGATTATTTGAAACAAGCAAGAGCGCAACAGATGAAAAAAGAAGATACTAAATTAGCTAAAGAACAAGGTTTTGATGTACCTCAATTAACAGAAGAAGATACATTAGCTTATAAAGAATTTTTAAGACAATAGGCTGATGAAACTGAAAAGATTACAGGAGGACATTAGGAATGAGTTTACAAACATTGTTAGATAGTTCTCTTGCTTATGAAGGTAAAAAACAAGGTATATCAGAATAGAGATTACTTTAGAAAATAGATGATATAAGAGATAAAATTGCTTTCTTTAGATAGTATCCTGATTTATTTATAGATTTTATTCAAGGTCCAGAAGGAACTTTTAAGTTTTTATATTATCAGCGGATTTTTTTACGGATCGTTATGAGACACAGATATGTGTATGCAACATTCCCGCGTGCGTATTCAAAATCCTTTTTATCAATGATGGCGTTGATGATTAGATGTGTTCTTTATCCTGGCGCCGATTTATTTGTAACTACGGGTGGTAAGGAACAGGCTGCTTCAATTACTGTAGCGAAAATTGAAGAAATTTGCCGTTTAATTCCCGCGCTTGCAAATTAGATAAACTGGGATAGAGGTAAAACTAAAAAATCAAGAGATGATGTAAACTATGTATTTAAAAACGGTTCAAGAATTAGTATCCTTGCCGCAAAAGAATCTTCAAGAGGACAAAGACGTACAGGCGGGATTATGGAAGAATGTGTTCTTATTGACCAAACTATGTTAAATGAAGTTATTATTCCTACCACTAATGTTAATAGGCAATTAGCAGACGGTACTCGTGATAGTAAAGAAGTAGTTAATAAATCACAAATATATATCACTACCGCGGGATGGAAGAATTCGTTCGCTTATGATAAACTCATTTAGCTATTGATACGTAGTTTAATTTAGCCAGATGAAGTTATGATAATGGGTGGAACTTATGAAACACCTATATTAGAAGGATTATTAGATGAAGATTTTGTATAGCAATTAAAATTATCTGGTACTTTTAATGAGGATTCTTTTGATAGATAGTAT